TCAGTGTGGTCGTACCCGCAACAGCCGAATCCAGTAGGCCAGTGATAGCGTCGTTAACAACCGTGCCCCATGTGCCGGACAAATCGCCCGTGGTTGGCAAAGCCAGTCCGAGCAGTGGTGAGAAATTGGTTACAGCCATTTTTTATCCTTTACACAACCAGCCAGCGTTGACCACTGGGGACTGTGAACGACGACCCCGAAGCAATAGTGATGGGGCCAACACTGAACCCGTTTTTACCAGAGGTCAACGTGTATGTCCCTGTGAATGTTGTGTAGTTCTCCGTCACGGCCCCGGCAGCGGCGAACGACGCATATGCCGCTGGATAGGTCACAAACACATCCTTGGTTCCCGCAGAGAAATTGGTTTTTGTAGTGCCACCGGCGCTGGAGGCTAAGACCGTGTCACGGGACAGCGTTGTGCCTGATGCTGTGTAAGTACCGATGCCCACTTCCCATTCACTGCCTGTCTGGCCCGCAATGGTGTAGTACGTGTTGTTTGCGTTACCAATTGCCGAAAAGGACTGAAACCCTGTTGCAGCCCCAAGGAGCGTGATGGTGCCCTGACCCGTCGTCGTGGTCGTCTCCTTCACCCGGTCTCTTACAACAAATGGCATGGTCTGTCCTTACACAGTCATCTCAACATTTTCCCAATCGGGAACCTGCGAGTTGTTCACATTTTGCCAGCTTGGTGTCTGGCTGTCATCTATTGTGGTCCAGTAGAAGTAATCCATTGTCCCAACTTGGCCACGCGCCTGCACCCCGGTCAAAGCAACCGTCCTGCTGGAACCAACCGTCCCAACACTTCCTATGGCCACAACGCCGTCTTCAGTTGGGTTGTTGGCTTCTGTGACATCCCCAACTGCACCAGAAGTCTCGACACCAGTCAGGGCTATTTCTATGGTAGCGCCGACATCGCCCACCGAACCTATGGCCAGTACACCATCTTCGGCTGGGTTGTTGGTCTCCGTAACATCGCCAACTTCGCCGGAAGTCTCAACACCGGTCAGGGCCGCAGATTTGGAGAATATGGCAGTGCCTACGGCACCCGCAGCCTCAACACCAGTCAGGGCTACGGAAAGTACAGGAGCTACATCCCCGACGTACCCGTACGCCTCAACGTGGACGATGGTTGCCCCGATCCCGTATTCACCAACTCCGCCTACATCCCCATAGGATTCAACGCCTGTCAGTGCAGCAGAAACAGCCCTGTCTACAGAGCCAACCGCGCCAGCCGCTGAAACACCTGTCAGCGCAACAGTAGTGACTTCAGCGACAGAACCAACTTCTCCCGATGCCGATACCCCTGTTAACGCAACAGAAGTGACTTCCGCAACATTACCTACCGCGCCAGACGCACTGACGCCGGTAATGGAAACTACTATCGTCTGCCCCGCAAGCGAGGCGAACGGCGCTTCAGCAAATGCGGAGATTCCGAACATGGCTACCCCGGCGAGTTACCCCGCCAGTCCTATTAGGTTGTAGCCAGACGGATCAAAGCAGTCGAAGTTGTGTTCGATGGCATGGTCAGCGTGAACGTACCAGCGGTAATGGTTTGCGAACCGAAGGTGTGCACGCTCACAGCCCGGTTGGACTTCGACGAGTTGTAAATCAGCACTGCGTCAAAAGCCGTAGTCAGCGTCACGCTGGTGTAGGTGATCGAAGCAGATGGAGTCCAGTAAGCTACGCCCGCAGTGGCGGAAGTATTGGTGGCTGCTGGTGAGGTGCCGTTGGTCACGTTTACGCCGCCTGCGGTATAGCCCGTGCCTGTTACTTCGCCTGTTGTGCTGTACGCAGTGGTGCTTGCGTTGTACGTAGCCGAAGCCAGATACAAAGCCGCCTTGAACGTGTCACCTGTGCCTGTGGTGAAGTTATGGACGCCTTCCAACAGCTCTTCCATAAATGTTGTGCACATCGCTTGTGTGTTTGCCATGATGGCTCCTTCAGTTAAAAGATGCCGCCTCGGCGGACAGTGTTATAGCCTTTTTCAACGCCACATGCGCCGAGCGGTGAACCAACTCGCCTTCATGCCAGTACTCCACCCAAGTGGTGTACTCGTTGTCATTATCGACGAAGCCCTCTTTCTTCTCAAGCAGGGATTCGTCCATTTCGCCTTTGGTGGTTGTAACCAATGCCATTTCTGCTCCTTATGAAATACGGACAACCGCATCGTTTGGTGTAGCGACGGGGAAGGTGATTGTGAAGGTCTGATTGACCACTGTTTTGACCGAACCGAAGTCCAGCACAGCGACAGACTTGTTGCCTTGTGTGCTGTTGTAGATCAACGCGCCACGGGCGATAAACGTAGCCCCAGTCCACACGGCGGGGTCAAACGACACGTATGCAGTGGGCACCTGTTGGTTGTTCGCCCCAGACGTAGGCGATTGGCTGATCACCAGCACTTCGCCACCAGCCGTGTACCCCGGACCAGAGATTTCGTTGTCTGTGGTGTACGCCGGGGTGCTAGGGCCAATCGATGCGTTACCCGTGTACAGGGCAATTTTGAACGTGTTCGGGTTTGTGGGGCCGAAGTTGTGCACCGCTTGGAGAATCTCAACCTTGAAACTGGTTGTAACCGTTTGTTGAATCGACATATCAAGTCACCGCCTGTCGGTATTGTCCAGAACGGTAAGCATCCTGACGCTCCATGCCATCACCCAAACGCTTGGCTTGTCCAAGGGCCTCTTTGTACTTTGCCTCGTACACAGCCATCATGTCAGCCTCACCCTTCATGTAGATGTAGGCTTCGAGCAGCGTGCCGTACAACAGCACGGAGTCAAAGTTATCACCCAGCCAAGTGCGTCCATCCGCAGCATCCACAATAGATTCGGGGTAGTAGTAGAAATGCAACTCAACCGAATAGTTTGCGTTGGGTGTAGGTCCAAGGATAAACGTCAGCTCGTCTGTGATCGCGTTACCAACAAGAGCCGGACCAAACAGCGCGTAGTACCTCGGGATGCCGGTGTCTGTTGTTGGGTTGGGGTACGCCTGCCGGATGAAGTTCACATCCTTGTTGAGCAGGTACTCGTACGCGCCCGTAGCATCAATCACCGCCAAAGAGTACACCGCCAGAAAGTCATCTGGGGCTTTGAGGTACTTGTTGCCTGACTGAATGTTGCCAGTCATGTTCTTGCGAAGCGAGGGGAACTGCACCGTGTTGTAGATGCGTTGTTCCGCTTGCCGGATGAACCGGTTGATCTGCTCAGTCGTGGTGTCCTGAGACCCATCGGACAGGTCAAAGCTCGGAAAGTTGTTTTCCGAGTACGACTGGACTGCGTTGAACAGATCGGTGTAGTTCATGCTTACGCCATCGGGCCACGGGCCATTGTGCCTTTAGTAGCTGCACCAGTACCACGGACTTTGATGCCCGAAGTTTTTGGTGCCTTATATGGATCACGGCTGATGTTGCCAACAGACATGTTCACATCGTTGGCAGTCAAACGATTGCCACCGTCATAGCCACTGTTCTTGATATCCACACCGGCTTTACCGTCCATAGTGTGGGGTTCGGCGTAGACGCTGGCTTGGCCAACTTCTTTGCCCATCACCTTTTGACTGAATTTAGCCATGATCAGCCTTTCTTGAGCGGGGCAAATTTTTGCACTGGCTCTTTGGGTTGGAACTCTTTCTTCTGGTTCGCGACTTTTGCCAGCCCGCGCCCCAGTTTCTTCATCTCTTCGTTTGTCTTGCCGCCTTTAGCCATGATCGACTCCTTATGCCGTGGTTACCGTAACTGTACCAACTTGTGCTTGTAAAACCAAGTAGTTTGGAGTCAGCGCGGTATCAAAACCACGAGCCCCGCCCACCGGATTCCAACCCCACTGGAACACCCGACTGCCGCCTTCTGGCGTGCCTGTTTGCGATTGTGCCAGACCCACGGTGTTGACTGCTTGCAAACCGTTAAGGCCCGACTGAACATAACTCACGTCCGGACGGGGTTCCCGCACAGCCTGTGGGTCGTAAACCGGGTACATGCCAAGCTGCAACTGAGGCTGATCAGGTTCCCAGCATTCCGGGCACACTTTGATGTTGACCTGCTTGGTCTTGATCGTCAGCTTCTTGAGTTGCGTGAGCTTATATTGCTGCCCGCACCGATCACACTCGGCAATCGAATGCTTGGCTGAAGAATACTTTGGCCCCGCCATTATCTGTACCCTATCGAGATACGAGGCACATAGCGGTTTGCGGCCTTCTCGCGGTCCTCGTCAGCAGCCAACTGGAACTGCTGTTCGTACTCGGCCTTGAGCATCATGATGCGGTTTGGGTCCATGTCAGGCAGCTTGACGGCCA